GCGAACCTTGACATGGCTCTGGCGATTCTTGCGCAAGCGTCCCGCGAAATCGAAACACAGTGGCGCATTACGCGAGCACTTGAAGCGCAGGCGGCTGCCAAGCAGCAGAACGAACAGCAGCAGCGCGTGGCCGACATTCTCAACATGGGCGCGAGACGGCACTGAAAAATAAACCCATCACCGAAGCGCAGCGCCGCGAGGCCGCCGAACAAAAGGCCCAGCAGAAGCGTGCGCAGCAGGAAGCCAAGCGCCAGGACGCGGAAGCCAAGGCCGCGCTGCGCTCGAAGCAAGTCTTTCAGGGCATGTGGGAGCAGTTCTCTGAAGACATCAAGACCGGGAAAGCCTTCGCCTACAATCGCCTGCTTCTCAACCTCACCAAGTTTTCAACCGACCTCGTGCCCTCGTACTACACCGCGAAGGAATATCAGGCCGCGATTGCTGAAGCCGCGGATTATTCGAAGAGTGACGGCAAACAGTCGGCGGAAGACCCGCGCACGCTCATCTCCAATTGGCTACGCGGAACGGACGATCTCAGTCGCATCAAACTCGATAAGGCCGCGGCGTGAAGCCTGCCAAAGAGAATCCCGCATGGGACGATGTGCCCACCTGCCCGTTTTGTACGCAGGCCATGAAGCTGAACACCAAAGTTTCAACGGAAGTAACGCGCCCGTATATTTGTAGTTGTCAGGGAACGGTTTTCCACGTTAATGTTCATCGCAGACAGACCGGAGCAGGGGAGCGCGATTCCTGATGTCCACGGTTCTAGAATTTCCGGCAATTCTTGGCACCGAGAAAAAGTCCGGCCCCTCTGACGCTGAACAGAAGATTTCCCGCCAGTTCGATACCCTACAAAGAATGGCGCAGCAAGAGCGTGATCAGCGCCTCGGCCCAAACCATATTCAAGAGATGAAGGATTTTTTTGAGTTGAACTATTCATCCTCGACCGCTACGCCATCCTACCGTCCCACCGTCATCCTTCCCGAGCTCCAATATTTGCTCATGGCTGAGGCCACCGATCTCACCAACGATTCTCCCAAATGCTACATCTCCGTGGATGGTAAGCACGACGAAGCGCGCGAGAAGGCATTCTCCGCCGCGTGGAAGGCCGGGGCTTTCAATTCCCGAATTTTCGAGGCTGTGTTTTGGTCGCAGTTCACCAATCCCGGCTGGCTACAGATGGGATTCAACTCCGACACGCGCAACGGAAAAGGTTCCGTGTGGCTGCGCTCGCGTGATCCTGAGACGGTCTATCCCGACCCGCACGCGAAGAACGACCGCGACTGGGCTTATGTGATTCTTGAGGATTATTTTTATGTGGATGAAGTGCGGCGTATGTGGCCCGAGCAAGGGAATCGCATCCGAGTCGGGGCGGGCTACGACGACTACGAGGACGGACAGGATGGAGGAAGCCGTTTTGATTTATCCATGGAACTTCCGCCTGGCCCCTTGCGCGTTGATGCGCCTGAGGGATTTGAGCATCAGCGCAACGGTCCACGAGTCCGCGTTCGTTACGGTTTCATCAAGGATTACGCGCGCGAGGTGGTAAGAGACATTGCCGGAGAAGAGACCGCGCAAGGTCTCGAGCTGGCCATCCGGCCAATCGCCAAATGGAAGTATCCCGGTGGACGCTTCATCGCCGAGTGCAACGGTGTCACCTTGTCCGACGGTCCCAACTGGACTCCGCGACTCCCTGAGGATGATTTCGGAACCTTCCCAATTTTCGGTGTGTGGTCCATGCCACACCCCTCGAGCTTATACGGGCCTCCACCGGTACGGTACGGCAAAGGCCCCCAAGCTATCGCGGAGCGCATGTATACCCAGTTAATCGAAAACATGATCCGCACCAACAACGTGCAGTGTTGGATTCCCCGTGATTCGGGAATCGACATCGACGGCTACGGTGGGCTGCCCGGCGAGGTGCAGGTGTACGACGGCGACAAGCCGCCGACCATGACCGTACCGCCACAAATACCGCAGCACATGACGCAAATACCCGAAGTCTTACTCCAGAAAGTCGCGCGCTATGTGGGTTTCACTCCCGAGCGGCAAGGGCAGGCCGGCGACGGCAATATCTCCCCGGAACTCTTTGACGCTTCGCTGTTTCAGTCGCAAAGCATCCTGCGCATGAAAGCGCGCATGCTTGCGGAGACGTATCAGCGCGTGTCCCAGATGGCCTTCTACATGATGGCCCGTTTCAAGATCGAAACAGACCAACTGAAGGCTCCCCGTAAAGAGAACGACAAGGGCGTGGTGTGGACGCCAATACCCGGAACCTCGGAAGCGCAACTCGAGATGGACGAAACCAGCGTGGATGCGCTTTCAAGTCAGATGATGAAGAAACTGGTTATCGGTTTGTCGAAGACTGGCATGGTCGGACCGAAGTTTGTTCTCGAAACTCTGGGCGTCCCGAATGCCGATGAACAGGTGGCGGAGGCCGAGAAGTCGCAAGCCCTGGCCGCGCTCGCAAAACTCAAAAAACCGAGGTGAAAAATGCACGATCCGATGACAGTGGCATTTGAAATTCGCTACCCATGGCGAAAGTATGGACGTTCGGGACGCGATGAGTTTGAACGCACGTACCGCGAATCCTTCATTACGATTTGGCACGTCGATCCCGAATTGGACGGCAGTGACGATTCTTGCGGATGGTTCCGACCGCGCCTGAGCAAAGACCAAGCGAGCAGGATAAAGAGCATTGCGGGAGATGAGGCACGCGAACCTTGGTACCTGCAATATCGCGGAAAGCGAATCGAGAGCCCCACCGAAGCGCAAACACTCCTGACTCAAGCTTTTATCTTGGTCGGGAAGGTTTTCTCAAAGGAACACCTGTGCAAACCTCCGATTGAGAGAGTTACGCACGAAGAGGCCGAGCGATGGGCGTGCGAGATGTTGGCCAATCCCGTTGATAACCTGCGCACTGCGCTTTGTTTTCTTCCTGGCTGGCACAGCAACAACGAAAACGACAGGCCGCGAGACCGGGAGTATACCGCGGAGCGATTGTTCTGGTGCGTCGGAGGATACATTCTTCGCGAGCGCCGTCCGTGGTATCGCGCTCCTCGATGGCACGTCTGGCACTGGAAATTACAGATTCATCCCTTTCAGACATTCAAACGGTGGGCTTTCTCCCGCTGCTGCAAATGCGGAAAAGGCTTCGCGTGGGGAGCATCTCCGTGCACTGGTTTGTGGAATAGTGAAGGGCCGAGGTGGTTCTCCTCTGAGCGTGATATTTACCATGCGTCATGTGACGACGTTACGGTTTCTGCCGATACTGCCTGCCAAGCAAAAGCCGAGTGATGGAAGTCCAATCACAACCCAAAACTAAAAAACTCACCGTCGCCGAAGCTGCCAAGTACTTCGGAAAGACCGAACGTCGCATCCAGCAATGGTGCCAAGACGGATGGTTTCTGGCCTTCAACTGCACAGTAATTCGTGAGCGTTGTGGTCGCTGGATTATCGTGATTCCTGACTGAATCGTTGGGGATGCGAAATTCAGGGGATTGACTAGTCCGCCCTCTACCCCGCACTCTCGCCTCGTGCATGAACTCCGACTACGAAATCATCAAGATCAAGGAAGAAAGCCACCCGCAGGATCACTCGCGGATCTATCTTTGCCAGATTGCCGTTCGGGGAATTCCAACCGTACCGTTCTATTCGCACTCCATTCAGCGACAAAATTTGGGCGAAGAGGGTTGGCTCAAAAGTTTGTGCGAGTCGGCTGAGGATATGCTGGCGCAGTTCGGCCGATCCGATTCGGTTTTAGTGTGAGGACGAAATGGCGAAAAAGCGTTCGAGCGGCAAGATGAAGAACACGCGGATGGCCAAGCGCGGAGTGCGATATTAATTTTTCTGTGCGGGGGACTCTCTGGCCGGATAGGTCAGATGCCCGCACCCGCCGGTGAGCAACCGGCAGAGAGGAGTCACAATGGGTCGTCGTCATCGTGGCAGAAAATCCAAGCGCAAGTAACAAGGCGCTGGGGAAGCACAACAACTGAATCGCCGGGCGTGGTCACTCCCCGCCCGGCAGTTTTACAAGGTGGTCATGGCAAAACTCGACGTTAAGCAAATCAACGAAAACCGCCGCATCATGGACGACAGCACCATCGAATCGCCCTATGTGGTGGACCTCTCGGACACCGAATTCGATATTCCCGAGATGCTTTTCGCCGACAACATGCCCAACGACAATGTGGGCTTCATGCCCAGCAACGAACGCAATCGCAGTAAACGCTAAGGAGAAAACGCATCATGGCAAAAAATAGCGACTATTTTACAACGCTAGACACGCCCTACCAAGTCCAGCCGCCAAAGGGCTCTGCTGAAGGGCCGCTCGACTACGGCAAAGTAACCACCATCCCCGAGTTCAACGATCCCATGGGCGTCATGCCCGAGAATTCCAAGCAGCGCCCGGTGGCTAACACCGAAGGAAAATAATTGGCGACCGGCGCCAGTCCGCTTGCTTCTGGTGGGGCTGCTCCTGGTGGACAGCCACAGAACCCGAATCTCGCGGCGATCATGGGCGCGCTGTCTAGCAAAACTTCGTCTCCTGGCAAAGACCTCTCTGCGCAATTCGGTGAAATGCAAGGCGCGGACCCCACCATGGTCTTGCGGCAACTCGAGCAAATCAGTCAGGCGCTCGCAGTCTTGTACGTGAAAACTTTCCAGAACCAGCCCAATCTCGCAGGCCAGATCCAAGCCGCGTCGAAGCACAGAAGGGCTCAGAAACTTCTGAAGTAGTGGGCCGCGTCGAAGGCAATCAGCCACCGCCGATTAGCTTCAGCCCGGCTCAACAGGGCGATAACTCTTCGCCCAGTATGTCCACGGCTGCCGCCGGACAGTAGGAGAAAATAGATGTCTGTAGACCAAATCAAGCAGTGGCTCAACGATACGCAAAATTATCCCGACGACACCTTGGTCACTTTCGGGGATAAGCAAGTGCCCATCAGTTCCTTTCGCGCGCTGAATGCGTCTGAGCGCCAGCAAGTCGCGGACCGCCTCAAGGAAATCGACGCGGAAAAAGCAGAACTGAAGACCAAGCAGGCTTCCATTGTCGGACTAGCCACGAAAGCGCAAGAGGCGCTGACCGCCGCCGAAGCCGCGCGCGATGCCGCTGCACGTCCTGCTCCGAAACCTGGCGATGATCCGTTCAATGACCCGTGGCTCGCTCCCGTCAAGACCGCTCTTGAGTCCCGCGACAAGGGTGTCGAAGAACTGAAGAACATGCTCAAGACGGTCGTGACCACCGTTACCAATGCGGCCACTATTTTCAGCGAAGAACGCTGGGACGCACAGTATGGCGCCATCAATTTCGGGAAGCGCGACAAGAAACCCTCTCGGCAGGAACTCCTTGACCTAGCCACCAAGGAAAAACTTGTAGACCGCCACGGCCTCCCATCGGTAACGAAGGCGTGGGAGAAATTCAGCGAAGGCGACCGCATTGAAGAAATTCGCCAAGCCGCGCTCGAGCAGGGCCGTCAAGAAGGCCGCAACGCCCAGATTGCCTCTCGCGTTCCCGCGCCGGGCGTCGCTGGCCCTGGACAGGCTCCGCAACTCAAGATCAACCCGAATGGCGGAGACTTGGGCGATTTGCACGCTGCCGCGATTGCCGACCCGGAACTTCGGGCATTGCTTGACCAAGCTGCCAGCATTGGCATCAACTAACGACTTTTAGGAGCGAACGACGATGGCGTTTATAACTGGAACAGGCGTTAATCAACCGTCAGCTACACTCGTCAACACGCTGTCGGCTATTTCCCAGAAATTAATTTACCCCAAAATTGGGGACTTGGTCTTTAGCCCTTCCCCAACATTTTCCTTCCTCAACCAGTACGCCAAAAAGTATAACGCGGGCGCCGAAATTGTTTACCCCTTGCTGAACACCAAAATCACCACGCGCGGCGCGTACTGGGGCGACCAGCTTTTGTCGACCAGCGCGATTGATGCCATCGTTCCCGCTGACCAAGTATGGCGCGGATATTTCCAAGCCGTCACTCTGCCGGTCATGGACATCGTGATTGGGCGCGGCGGCCCGGTAGGACTCGACCTCGTAAAGACCTACGTGCAAGCCGGCGCCGGTTCCATGCTGGATATGCTGGCCGAAGCAGTGGCCGGGAATTCACCGTTCAACTCCTCGATTGACCTCGACTCCATCAACTCTTGGGTGCTGCAGACCACCAACACCATCGCGGGCATCAACCGCTCGACCTCTTCCTACTGGCAGCCCGCGGCGAACTCAGCCATCTCCGGGCACCTCACGCCGCTGAAGCTCCTGCCCGCGTATTTCACCACGACTTACGGCTACGATGAGCCCAACCTGCTCATTTTGAACAACGCGGACTTTGCCAACTTCGAGGCGCAATTCACGCAAAACTCTTCGGCGGCTGC